AACCTTTATAATGATTGAAAAGATTTTCGCCTCGGCCAATTGAGCACATTATACCTTTGTTCAAATTGTTATCTCGGCAAAATTTACTCATGTTTTCAATTATAGAAATATTACCAGAAGGATCAGTTACTTCATAACATTTCTTATACAGATTAGCGTATAGGTCTCTTTGATGTTGGTAGATTATTACTGGATTGGTTTTTCTAAACTCAATCATAGATTCACTTTTCCATTTCTTCCATTCGTCAGTATGCTTAAACTTTTTGTTTTCTGTTGAAACATTCTCTTTAATCATCTTGTATGTTCTAGAAGATATCCTATCATGCTGCTTGAGATGGCACATAAACCAAATAGCGTTCCACATTTTTGATTTGGCTATACCAATAGAACATCTAGCCAAACAAAGGTGAGCAACCAGGTGCTCTCGAGCAGTTAGGTATACCAAGTTATTTTTTGCGTTGGAACCACCTAGTGATTCTGGTATAATGTGGTGTTCTTCGGTATAGACTGGTGATGTTTTCCTAGTCCATCCACGAGAAATGGCTGTGGTAATGATGTTATCATACCATCGTTTATACTTGTTTTCTTTGAAATAAATACTTGACATAAGCTGTGTTTCCTGTTAAAATATGAACATAGAGTAGGTAGATGTTGCAAGCATCGTGACCTACACTTATTTATATAATGAGGAGTTTTAAAATTAATATCTTTTTTTTAGATAAAAATCCCACAAAATGTGCCGAAATGCACGTGGATCGTCACGTAACCAAAATGGTTTTAGAATATGCTCAACTACTTTCTACTGCTCATCGTGTGCTTGACGGCACCCTTAGTGATGGTGTATCTCAGTCTGGTCGCAAACGGAAGCAATACATTCTCAATAGTGACCTTGAGCAAACTCTTTATTCCGCTACTCATCTCAACCATCCTTCTGCGGTGTGGTGTAGACAATCTTCTGCAAACTATATGTGGCTGGCTGAACTGTTAGAAGAATGTTGTAAAGAATATACCTATCGCTATGGTAAAATCCATAAAGTAGAAGCTTCTGGTTTGATGCAAGCATTGAAGAATAACTTTCCAAAAAATATTGCAGACAAACCATTTACTGAACCTACACCTGCCATGCCTGACGAATGTAAAGTAGCAGGTGATGCTCTACAATCTTACCATAATTACTATGTAATGAATAAACAACATTTGTGGTCATGGAAAGGTAAGATAAATAGTAGGAATAGACCAAAATGGTTTAATGAAATGATGATGCAAAAACTACATGATACTAACCAAGAATTAGGATTGACTTATTAATGCCAACATATACATTTGTTAATACCAACACCAAAGAGGTAGAAGAACATCGTATGTCATATACGATTCTTGACCAATTCAAGGTCGACAATCCCCATTTAGAACAACATATTTTTGCCGAGAACTTTCCAGTTTATTCTGATGGTTCTCGTTTATCTGTTCCGGGAATGGGTAAAGCAGATTCAACTTTTGAGAAGTATGTAATTAATCGTATTAAAGAATCGGTACCAGGTAATACTATTAAATCCGGCCACAAAACTAAGATGCAAAGAGAATGGTAATAAGTCCTATTTCTTCAACAATTCTGTATTACGAAGGAGTCAAATTTGATAACAAAGTTGCCCCCGTAGAAAAAATTCCTCGCCTGTTAAACAATAATAATAACAATAGGAGTTTTGATGAGCAAAAAAAGAGGAATGTCCAAACAACAGCGGTTGTATTACGAATATCAGAACAAGGACAGAATTAAAGAGCAGTTACAAGAAATTGCTAAACAAGAAAAAGAACTATCCAAACAAGACCTACATAAATCATATAATCCTCATGAGAACTCATACTTTACATAATGACATTCAATTATTGCCCACCTAAATCATTACCAGATTTAAAATCAGAAACATTCCCCGATGGAAAAAGATACTACACATTAGAAGATGGTACTAGATTACCATCGGTGACTACTGTGCTTGGCGCCCAAAAGAAAGAAGCCATTATGCGATGGCGCAAGCGAGTTGGTGAAGAAGAAGCCAATCGTGTATCAAAGAAAGCAACTAGTCGTGGTACAGGTGTGCATACATTATGTGAATACTACTTAAATAATGAAACCAACCTAAGTCAAAAAGAAGGCGTTAGACCTGATGCCTTTGAAATGTTTGTATCATTAAAACCATTACTTAATCGTATTAACAATATTCATTACCAAGAATGTGCTTTGTGGTCTAAACAATTAGGCATGGCAGGTCGTGTAGATTGTATTGGTGAGTTTGATGGTGTATTATCGGTGATTGATTTCAAAACATCTAAACGAATTAAACAAAGTGAAGATATTGAAGATTATTATTGGCAGACGGCTGCATATTCTTTGATGTATGAAGAAATGATTGGCACACCAATTGATAATCTAGTAATCATTATGGCAGTAGAAGATGAACAACCATTATTGTTCAAACAAAAAACACAAGACCACATTGAAGGTTTGGTGAAAGCAATTAATTTTTATAAAGGTAAATTATGACTTGGTTATCTCATATTGATATCGGTAGTTATAGACAAAAATTCAATCTCACCCAATTTGTAGAAACTGGATCATGGCATGGTGATGGTATTGGTTATGCTTACAAAAGTGGCTATTCGGATGTTGCTTCATGTGATATTGGTCAAGAATATGTTACAGAATGTCAAGGTAAATATCCCCAAGCAAACATTGTCCATTCGGAAAGTTTGGCTTTCTTTGAGAATGCACTACCAACAATCAATGCAAAGACTTTGTTCTGGTTGGATGCACACTTTCCTGATTATTATGGAACAGATGATACTTCAGAAGAACATCGTATTCCGTTAATTCCTGAAATTGAATTAATTAAGAAATTGAAACCTAATTATGAAAATGATGTTATTGTTTGTGATGATATTCGGAACTTCAGGTCACCAGAAAACCCACGATTCCGTGAAGGAGAACTAGATGAAAGGTTCGTAATTGATGTGGATTGGAATGCTTTTATAAATACACTACAAGATACACACAACACCAAGTTAATTCAAGAGCATGATGGTGTTTTGATATTCTATCCTAAAACCGGTGAAATTGATGATGTATTCACTTACAGAACAACATAGAGGTAAATGATGAAAAAAATTCTATTATCGTTTGTTTTAGCTTTAACGGCTTTAACAAGTCACGCTTGGACACAACGACCAAACTTTGCACAAGCACAATGTATGACGCATGCGCCATATGGATTTCCACAGGCAAATCCACCAACATCACCAATCTGCCGGCAAGCATATTTTGTTGGTTATGATGCTGCCGCTAAGTTGCCTCGCTATGTAACTTATGAATTACTTCCACAAAATGCTTTAGGTTGTGTTGCTCGCACTAATGCTTTTGCGGCAGACCAAGTAGTTCCTGGTGGTGCTACACCACAAGACTATGCTGCAACGGGTTACGATAAAGGACACATGGCACCAGATGGGGATTTATCATGGGACCCGCAGGTCGAATACGAAAGTTTCTTGATGACCAACATGAGTCCTCAGGCGGGTTCTTTGAATCGTGGCATTTGGAAATTGTTAGAAACGAGTGTCCGTGGTTGGGCTGTTCAACGCAACCAATCTTACACAGTATACGTTGGCGGTTTATACAACGCTTCTGATAAGAAAATTGGTAACGGTGTAGTTGTGCCACACGCTTTCTACAAGATTGTAATTAACAATGCAACGAATGAAGTTGCTGCATGGGAATTCCCTCATGTTGCACCATATCCAAACCTTGGTAATGATTTGACTAAGTTCCGTAAAGGTGCTGGTACAATTGAAGGTGAAGCAGGTGTTAAGTTTGCTTTCCCACCTAATGCAAAAGAGTTACCAGTTGGTCAGGAATGGCCAGTAGATTTTGGTAAACTTACACAGGCAAAACGTGCCAAATGTGGTAATAATGCCACAGATGATTGACATTTAAATAATTTTATGTTATAATGGTTTCCTATTTTGAATAAAATAGGTGGTGGGTCGGAAAAAATTCGTAGAAGTTGTTTGAAAGTTGTTGTGGACGTGGCTTCGATGCCACCACCTCCACCAAAAGTATTTTGTGTAGCTACAATGGAACACCGAAAACTTGCTAAAGTCGACCAATGCAAGGACCGGCCATGAAGAGCGGGGCTACCGTGGATTCAAGCACCAGACAAAATACTTCTGATGGGGGTGCTAGGTTTCGACATGGCAATAAGTATGACAATGGAGAATCGTCAACGCTAAAGACGTTAGGATTGAGGACACTCGGTCGAAGAAGCAAAATCTTTAAATGCAAACGAAAGCGTTTATAAAATTGCTGCCTGATAGGTAAGCGGAGTTTCGCCAGGTGAACTTAGCAACAGAATCACCTGGTATTGTTACTACCAGATTTAAAAACTGTCTAGTAACAAGAAGTTTGGTATAAATAAGTTATCAGCACCACACATATCGCTGATAAACACACATAAACACACATAGGAGTATTACCATGACCCCTTTTGAAATAAGGTTGGAATTGCTAAAAATGGCCAGAGACCTTCTGGTTGATGATTTCAACAGTCAAAAACAATCTCTCGTAGAAAACTGGCAACAACAAGTCGAAACGGCTAAAGTAGCAGGTACAACCTCGCCTGAATATCCAGTTCTACCTCAATTCCCCACAGAAACAGAAATTGTAACTAAAGCGGATACGCTGAACCAATTCGTTTCTCAGACACAACCGCAACCTGAAATCAAACCTACAAAAAAATCATCATAATTGTTGCATAAACAAGGAGATATAATGTTTCAACACATTAAACAAGTTATTGCTGGTATTTTAACGGCAGCATTATTAATAGCATTACCATCAGTATCACAAGAAATTTCTGATACTATTATCAAACAAGAAATCAATGAAGATTTCAATAAACAATTAGCTTGCCTCACCAAAAATATTTACTATGAGGCAGCAACAGAATCATATGAAGGTAAATTGGCAGTAGCACAGGTCACTTTAAATCGTGCCAATGATCCTAAGTTTCCATCTACCATTTGTGGTGTGGTATATCAAAGAACATTAGGCACTTGCCAGTTTAGTTGGACTTGCTTAAAGAATTTGGCAATAAACAATAAATACGCATGGGAAGAATCGGAAATAGTTGCTCGCAAGGCCTTGACAGAACCAGTATTACATGATAGAATAGCCAAAGAAAATGCGTTGTATTATCATGCTGTATATGTAAATCCTGGTTGGCGAGGTAGAGTTGTCACTAAAATAGGTAATCATATCTTTTATGCCAGAATTTAAAACAACACCTTATGGTGATGATGATAGTTTTATGTTAGTGAGAATAGAAACAACAAATCGTGGTGAAGGATTGCCACCAACATATTCTCAATGTATAATGATGAATAAAAGTGAAATTGAGGATTTAATTAAGTGCCTACTAGAGATGAAGTAAAACAGTTTAGTCTGTTGATTGAAAATTTAGCAAAAGAAGAAAAACTAGGTTTCATGGATGCCATCTGTCATCATTGTAAAGAAACTGGTTTAGAAATTGAGGTTGCCGCTTCATTAATATCTGCCGCATTAAAGGCAAAGATTAAAGAAGAGGCACAGGAATTTAATATGTTAAAGAAAACTTCTAAATTGCCTTTATGATTGAATTGGTACAGGTCAGAACGCAAGAACAAAAAGACCTTGTCAAAAACATTATTGAAACTCACCACTCATATGTAGCATCCAATTCTTCAGTAGGCCGTAGAATAGACTGGTTAATTTATATTGATGATGGTATGTTAGGTGAATGTATTGGCATGATTGGTCTTGGTTCATCTGTATATCCCCCACCTAAAGATATTCTAAGACACCTTGGTGTGTCTAAACACGAATACAAAGACCGGTTTAATTCTATTGCCAATAACTGGCGATTCTGTTTTTCCAAATCAGTTAAAAATGCTGGTACACAAGTATTAAAACAAATGCGACATAAAGCACCTGCGGCTTGGAAAGAAAAGTATGGTGATGAATTAAAACACATCATTACATTTGTTGGTGCAGGTAAGAATGGTGCAGTATACTTGGCGGATAATTGGAAGAAGATTGGTGAAACGGCAGGATTACCTGCACATAAAAGTAGTTCTATGAAATGGCATGATAATGCCGAATTGAAGAAGTTGTTTGTTAAACCTACTGGTGAAAACAAAAAGATTATATTGATTAAATCGTTATGACAGAGAATACAGGATTTGCAGCATACGCACTATGGAATGCTTTAAAATTGCATTTCACCAGCGATAGTTATGATTACTTTAAATACAATGGTAAAACCAATGTATCACAATCAACGTTTACCACCAACAAATCTAAATACCAGTTCTACAAGTTATCTCGTAAGTATGATTTGGAAGAATTGAAGAATTTCTATGTGGCAAATTTCATTGAAGGTAAAGGTGATTGGGTAGGCGAATTACTCCAAGATGGTGAGGAAAATTACCTAAAATGGCAGAAACGGCAACAAAGCTTGACTTATACCTTTGAAAATGATATAATGTATTTGTTGGACAAAGTTGATGGTGCCGAATTCTGGACTATGGATGATTATTTTAAACCTTTTGATGGCGGCTGGCCAAATATCATTACAAAGTTAATGCAAAATAAGATATCATTAGAAATTGTTTGCATTTTAATTGATATTGTTGGTTGTATGCCTCGATGGGAAAAACAAATTACAGATGACCTTGTTTGGCCCACATGGCACCGTTTGATTAAACGATACACACCATTTATACAATACGATAAAGATAAATTTAAAAAATTATTAAAAATTTAGATATTTGACACGTATATATGTGTGTATTATGTTTAAGTATTTTTCTTTCTATTACAATGGACTCCCATTCATTTGAGTGATTTTCGGCGATATTTTT